CGCATCTTAATCGCGGCTTTAGTCTCTGCTGCGGCCTTTATGTTACGGAGCTAGTCATGGAGCTAGAAAGCCTTAAACAGTTCGCAACAGAACGCCAGGGTCAGATCATTGACGCTGTTATAAAGCATGGCTCTCAAGCGAAAGCAGCTACAGCATTAGGTATTAATCACCGTGGCTTAGAGCGCACATTGAAGCGCGCAAAAGAGCAGGCTTCTAGGCGTGGCTGGAGTCCTTCCAATGATATGACTAAAAGCGTACCTAGTACACACGTTGCTAAAGGCATATCCACTTATTACGATTTACAGACAGGAGAACCACTGCGGCAGTGGGTCAAGAGTGACCTAAAGAAAGAGAGCCTTGTGGCTGACTTGCAGGGCGTGGCAGACGGTTTAAGCCAAGAGCTAAAGAAGTATAAGCCATTACCATTCAAGCCTGACAAGGGCGTTAAAGAGCGCCTAGCTGCCGTAATCATCGGGGATGCCCATATCGGTATGCTCGTAAAGCGAAATTATGGGGGAGGGAATTGGGACTTATCCATTGCAGAAAAGGTGACTTTACAAGCCATAAAAACCCTCATAACTAATTGCGGCAAAGGCACTGAGTTTTTACTCCTTAACGTAGGTGATTTTTTACATTGCAATACACCTGGGGTAACGGCGGCTCAGACCCAATTAGATTATTCTGGCCACTGGATTGATTCAGTAGAGTCGGCTGTCAGAATCTATAGACAAGCGATTGACATGGCTCTAGAACTAAACCAGACCGTAACACTTATGAACACCCGTGGTAATCACGATGAAGACCTAAGCATGGTCGTTAACTCTATGCTGAAAGTGTTTTTTGAAGATGAGCCAAGGGTGCGTGTTTTAGATAATACTTCTAAATTCATGCACTACCAATACCATGATGTTCTTTTGACAAGCCACCATGGGGATAAAGGAATAAAGCCTCAGCGAATCTATGAATATTTCACTAGGATGGAAGCTAAAATGTGGGGCGAAACCACGAACCGATATTGTCACCTCGGGCATATACACCACAAACAAGTGTCAGAAGTGGGTGGCGCTATGACATTTGAAAGCTGGAACAGTCTTGCAGCCGTTGACGAGTACCACCACCAAGCTGGCTATGGCTCAGGACGTTCAATGTCTGCCGTGATATACAGCCCAGTGTGGGGAGAGACCCAACGATTCAGAGTAGGAATAACCCAGTTATACGATGAGGCTGCAGCGTGAGTTCAATAATAATTGAAATGCTTAGGCAGCATGAGGGAGTCAGAACCCACGCCTATAGATGTACGGCAAATAAAACCACAATTGGCGTAGGCCGAAACATTGATGCAAATGGCGGCTTAGGCTTGTCTAGCGATGAAATTATCTACCTATTAGCCAGTGACGTTAAGCGCGTTAATGCAGAGCTTGTGGGGGCGTTTGGCTGGTACAAGACGCTTGGCACTCCCCGTAAAGATGCGATGATGGATATGTGCTTCAATATGGGCTTACCACGCCTAATGCTGTTTAAGAAAGCCCTGGCAGCAATGGCTAAAGGGGATTACAAAACAGCAGCGGAAGAATTCCTCGATAGTAAGTGGGCTAAAAGAGACGTAGGCCAAAGGGCTATCACGGTCACGGACATTATCAGATCAGGGGAGTATTGATATGGGTATTCTAAATACAATTTTTGGTAGTGGTGACGTTATCAGCAAAGGTATGGACTTGATTGATTCATTCCATACTTCTGATACCGAGATGATTGCGGCTAAGACAAAAGCCAAGACAGACTTAATGCGGAGTTATGCTCCCTTTAAAATTGCTCAACGCTATCTGGCGACCATGTTTGCCATTACCTATATATCTACCTACTGCCTAGTTATAGGAATGATGTTCATGGATAAAGACGTAGCCGCAGTAAAAGGAATATTAAGTGAATTTCAAATCGATTGGATTATGCTCAGTATCGTCATGTTTTATTTTGGTGGCGGTTTGGCTGATAGCGTAATGAAGAAAAAGTAATTCTCCTGCTCGGTATGAGCTTGGCTGCCGAAAGGTGGCCTTTTTTATGGGGGAGGGGTTAATTATTTATTAAATGTTTTTGATTAACCCCTCCCCCTGATTAGACTTTCTCGGTTTCAAACCGAACAAATCCATTAGTAGAATCTAATACTGTGGCAGATCTTGTGGCATGACAAGGGCAATCTGTGGCAAATATAGGCGTTTATTATGCCACAACGAAAAAAGGCAACGCTTCAAGTGATTGAAAACGCTGCCTTTTATTACTTCTATGTGGTGGAGATGGGGGGAGTCGAACCCCCGTCTATCCTATATTAATCAATGACTTATAAGTGCGTTGTGGCGTGGGTGTGGCATTTGTACCAATTTTAGACCCTTTTTGGTTACTTTTTAACCAACATTCCCAGTTCGGTTCCTCGTTTGGAAATCGAACTGCCGTCCCCGAATTTCTCATCAATTAGATTGCCTGAGTCAGAATCGATAGTTTCAATCCATTTAGCGTAAATGCTTGTGGTGACGTTCGCATTCTTATGACCTAGCTGTTTACTGAACCAACCCAATTGCTCGCCAGACGTTAACATCATCGATGCGTAAGTGTGTCTCGTTTGGTATGGTCTGCGATAACGAACCCCAGCCTTTCTTAAAATAGCCGTCCAGCGTTTTCTAATTGGCTGATCACCAACCCAAGGCTTGGCATGAAGTGAATCGTGAAAGACCTCTTTGTCTTGCAAGAAGGTATATTCCTTTTGAGCCAGTAACGCTCTACGGGCTTGAGGCAACATCTTAATCAGTCGTTCACCCGCAACCGTCTTAGGTGGCTCGGCTTCGTCTGCCGCTTGGGTTAATCCCTTATCGACACTAATGGTCCCATTCTTGAAATCTATGTCGCTCCACAGTAGGGCGCAGAGTTCACTGGTTCTCATACCCGACCAAAAAGCGGTTTGGAATAGGTTCCGTTCTTGGCCCGTGGCTGTGTCGATGATTAAATTCATATCATCAGGGACGAATGGGTCGAGCTTCAACGCCTTGGCTTTAACTTGAGCGTATGTCTCAGCCCGTTTATATTCAAATAGGTGTAAATGGTTTTTATCAATCACCTCGTCTTTGACTGCCAGTTGAAGGGCGCAGCGCATAGGAGACACAACATTGATGATTCGCTTATTACCCATGCCAGTACAAGAGACAATCCAATCTCTCATATGGTGGGCGCGAAACTCATGGACAGACAAATGACCGAACTGAGGCATGAGTTGATTGAATACGATCTTCTTATAACCGTCTTTAGTCGATGCTTGTAGCTGGGGATTCTTGACCGACAACCAGTGGCGTAATACTTGCTCAATGGTGGTGTCTAAAATCAGATTAGCAAACTTATGTAATGACGGTGAATCAGGGAACACCGCAGCGTAATCAAAAACTCCTGTGTCGATCTCATGCAGGATTGATGCTCGGTGGTTAGAAGCCCGTTTTAGATTAGCGGGCGTAGGTTTGAGGTTGACAGTCTCTCGACACCGACTATTCTGGTAGGTGAACGTGATCTCGATTGTCGCCTCGCTGCGGGCGCTAACACCTGTGTACTTTCTACCCATTTTTCAAACCCCGATATGCTTATAAAATAGTGATTGTCGGGAGCGCGAAAAAATTCCTTGCCCTCGGTAAACACCCCATTATTGCACTTTTTATAAATTGCGTCATAGCCGTGGCCTGACAGCTCACAGAACTTCCTAATAAGTACGCGATCTAACATCTTCAATTCTCCCTTCCAAAACGGCAATCCTTGACCGATGGTAATCTGCAAACTTACTAATAGATCTCATTGCTTCTTCATAATTCGCGATCTCTATTTTAATGAGTTCTATTTCTATATTTGCTGCTAACTTTTCTTTTAACGTCATAAAGTTGGTTCGATTTTATTGCCGTCATATCTTAGGCTTAACAATGATTCAGCCGCTTTTTCAGTTTCGGTTCGGCAGTCCCACGTTTCTACCTCAGAACTGGGCGATATTCCCAACTTGGTTCTGTCCTTAAAACGCTTTGGCTCACTTACTAAAGTCTCCTTTTTTCCAAATATCTGATCAAAGCTCTCACGGAATTTGTCTGAATTGCCTTTGCTAGTTAGCCGATCACCTGTAATATCATTTGTTGCCGTTGCTGCCATCATAATAATCACCTATTTAGTTTTACTACCCACTTAACCCCAATTAAGGGGCTATGGCTTACTACCCATTCTGCGCCTTAAGCACTGATCAGAACGGGTTTAGCTAAAAGGTATGTCGTCATCAAACCCATTATCAAAGCCGCCCTCAACTGCTTGCCTTGCCTGCTGCTGGTTCTGGGCCTGCTGCTGGGGTGCTTGCCTTGGCGCTTGCTGTTGCGGTGCTTGCTGCCGTTGCTGTGGCGCTTGCTGTCCAGAAACCAAAGTAATATCGCTAACTCTGCATTTCAACTTCGCCCCTGCTGTGCCGTCTTTTTTGGCAAACTGTTCAAACTCAATGTCGTCCGCATAGAGAACAAACTGAGTGCCTTTTGTTAGAAACGGGCCAAGGCTTTCGGCACGTTTTCCCCACAGTGTCCCATCGATCCACTGACCGCGTTTTTTATCTCCAAAGCCAATGTCATAGACCATCGCTAATGAGGCCACTGGGTCGCCCTGTGGTGTGTATCGTACTTCCGCATCGCGGCCTAACCTTACTAATTTTGCAAACATTACGCTGCCTCTGTTGTTTCGCCATAATAGGCAATTCTAAATTCACTTGATTTGATAATCTTTTGCTCGCTAGTGGTAAAGCATCCACCTTTTGAGTGCGCTTTCCATAAACTCATTTGTATATCCTCAGTAAGCTCAAACCAAGCCTCTGCTGCCTGAGTTAGTTCGCCAGACTCAATGCCATGCTTAACAACTTTTACAGACTCTTTATGTTCGTCATATGTCGCGTTATATTCGGCATTCTTTGCAATCTGCTTAACCTCTTGAGCCTTAATTACAACACCCTGATCTGGCAAGTCTTCACCTGCATAGATGTAATGACCTAAGCCAAACATTCCGAGACACTTAGTCAGGCAGCGCATTTTGCTTTTATTGATTGCGGTAGCGTCTGGGTTTGAAATACCTTTATTGTAGTTATCCATTACCGCCAGCCACATAAATCGACTCACTGACTCCTCGCCCTCAGTGATCGTCACGGTACAGTTGATCTCCATCGTCCCATCTGGAAAGGTTCGGTCGTTAAACTCGTAAGACGTATCAGGGAAGTGGTTCATCAACGTACCCCAAGCCCAAGCCCATGATAAATACGTTAACTTTCCCTTCTGATCCTTCTGCGCGGTTAAATCAATAGCCGCTAATGTTTGCCATACATGGCCTGCTAAATTACTCATTACGCTGCACTCCTTGTTAAGTCTTCCCACTCTTCACGAATCTGATCGAAGCGGCTGTTGTAGGCTGTGTAAGCCTCAAAATTACCCGTGACGCTGTACGGGTTTTCATTTGCCCCTACTGCCTGCCAATCTATGTCAGCCTGCACAGCAGCTAAGAATGGCGTGGGGGTCATGTCAGTTAAAAAGTTCATATCTGTACTCCCGATAAAATTATTAGTATTACAAACAGCCAGCCTTGAACTGACGCACTCAAGCGGTCA